TTGCCAAGACCAACGTTTTCATTAAATTGAGTAGTACCATCACTCAACCCATCAATACTAGTAACACCACTAGTACCATTACTAGCAGCAGTAATCCGACCTTGAGCGTCAACAGTGATGTTTGCAGTAGTGTAGCTACCAGCAGTTACTGCAGTATTAGCCAGTGAAATAGTACCAGTACTAGTGATAGGACCACCAGTAAGACCAGTACCAGTTGCAACGCTAGTTACAGTACCAGTATTAGCTGTAGCACCAGCTGCAATACCATCAAGTTTTGTTTTATCAGCAGCAGACATAGAGCCAGCAGCTGATGTAGTAGCAGCACTAATAGAAACAGTGCGGGTTGAAGTACCTGAAACTGCAATAGGTGCAGTACCAGTTACACTTGAGACAAACGTACTATCAACATAACCCTTAGTAGCAGCATCACCAGTTGCAGTCGGTGTAGCCAGGTTAGTAACTTTCTGAGTACCACCAAAGCTAAGGCTACCAGTCATGGTATCACCGGACTTACTGACAAGGTTGCCAGTAGCGGTTACACCACCTTGCCAAGCAGTACCGTTATAAACACGAAGTTCATTAGCAGTAGTGTTAAAGACAAGATCACCAGTATCTAGGCTAGTCGTAGGATCACTTGCTGCAATACGATAGCGGTTAGCAAACGTATTAACGTCAGTGATATTGGTTGCAACAGTTGTTACGTTAGCGTTGTTATTAGCAACAGTAGTTACATTAGAACTAATACCAGCAACAGTAGTCACGTTGCCGGAGATACCAGCAACCGTCGTTACATTACCTGCAATGCCAGCAACCGTTGGAATACTAGAACTAACACTTGCAACAGTTGGAATGCTAGCTGCAACACCTGCAACCGTAGCAACGTTATTAGTTGGACTGATTTGACCAGCAACAGTGTTAACGTTAGCGATGTAAGTACCAGTGTTATTAACGTTGGTAATATCGCTTGCAACAGTGTTAACGTTGGAGATACTGCCAGAAACAGTCGTCACATCAGAGATGTTGTTACCGACGTTGTTAACGTTAGTGATGTTAGTTGCAACCGTATCAATTTCGCTAACAGGCTCGTTCAGATCGTTGGCAACAGTGATTACATCAGCAATGTTTGTACCTACCAAGTTAACATTAGTAATGTTGGTAGCAACAGTGTTGATCGGGGTAACGTTTGCTGCAACCGTAGAAACCTCAGTAGCAAGAGGAGTCAAACGGTGGAAGTTATACGTGTGAAGCGTACTAGTTGTTTCAACAATACAACCGTATCCAGCTGCCAGAACAGTCGTTCCACAGTTGTTAATGGTAACAGTATTAGATCCAGAACCATTAGCAATAGTCACAGTACCACCAGAAGGAGTACGGGACGTGCTAATTTGTTGGATGCTAATTAGTGTACCAGCACCGTCGTTAATGTCAGGGTTAGTAGCTGGGAAGCTGTTCTCATTGTTAATGGGAACAAAACCACCAACATCATCAACAAGGTCAATAATACGGGCGTCAATAGCAGCAGTGGTAGCAATAGACAAGTCAGTACTAGACCACGTATCACCGCTGTTGATTGTCTCACCAGTGTCCTGACGGAAGTACAGGTTATCCAGTTGACCTGCTTCAAGGCTGGTTTCAAGAGCATCAACATATGCCTTGGTAGCAGCATCTTGTGCACTTGTTGGATCAGTTACATCAACGATCTTATTGCTGTTCATTGACAGCGTATCGTTAATAACAACGTTACCAGTAGAGTCGGAGATGTTGTTACCGTTCAGATCCAAGTCAACAATCAGACGAGGAATAGCAAAACTACCAGAACCAGTTTCAATAAAGCCAGTCTGCTGGTCAACACTAAACGTATCGCCAACAATAAACTTACCTTTGTGGTCAGTTACAGCAGCCCAAATCTTACCGTTGTTTAGTTCGGTCTTTTGCCGTGCTTCATCAGGAACACCACCGTTCTCAGGCAGTGCCGTGTAGTTAGTACCGCTACCAACATACTCCATCGTGTGACCGCTAGAAGCGATCATAGAACGAAGGTAGAAGTTAGCAGATGCACCGCTAGCAACGTTATTAGCAAGACCAAGGTTTTGAGACAGGTTTGCAGGATCAGGACGGCTAATCGTCACAGTCCAACCACTACCCGCTGCAACAGCAGATAGCACAGGATAGGTATTACCACCAATATCCACAAGCATGTTGTCTTGAGGACGGGTAGCAGCACCATGCCAATCAGGACCAACACTAGGAGCACCAATCGTAAAGGTGGTGTCTCCACTGCTTGCACCTGCAGTAGTAGCAGCCGTAAAGATTGCGTTAGTCGAACGACCATCAGCAATCAGCGAGTAGCTACCAAAGTCAGTAGTAGAAGCAGCAAGGTTAGCTTGACCACCGTTCTTAGTCTTCAGGTGGTAATGGTTAAAGAATGAATAGGAGCTAGTAGCTTGGCAATAACCGTTGTTAGTAACAAAGATACCAGGACCATTCAATGCAGTGTGGGTGTAGCTATCGCACACCATCGACCGCAAAGGACTGTTGGAAGCCGGAGTTGAACCATCAATAAGGATACCACCACCAGCAAAACCAGAGTCAAGGTCACCAGCAGCGCCTTCACCAGGAACGTGAGGAGTAAAGTTTACGTTGTTAATCTGGCTATCAGAGAAGTTCGTACAGTTTTGGATGTACGGAGACTTCTTAATAACTGCACCAGGGTAGAACGCAAAGTTCCAACCTTGGTTAGTAGGCAGACCATACGTTGCATCAGTATCAAGAGCGTTACCACCACGGGTACCGCTTGCCTTCATACCTTGAAGCGTAAGGCCATAGAAGTACGAACCACTGTTCACACGGAACATGATTTGCAGTTCGTTAGCTTCAGGTACATCAACGTCATACCCAGCTTGATCAGCAACAGGAATAGCCGGGTGAATGATGCAGTTCCTCAACGAAGAACCAACAACAGCAATGTCATTCTTTTCAATATCAATGGGGAACTCTTCCCCGTAGATACCAGGCGCAACCAAGACAATACTGCCGTCACCATCAGGATCAGCGTTGATAGCATCAATAGCCGATTTAATGGTCTTTTTAGGGTTGCTTAGACGGTGTGCTTCATAAGTGTCATCACCGTTAATCGAGTCAACGTAGACAACCTTAGGCAGTGTAGTAAATGCACCACCAGATGCAATAGGAAGCCACTGAGTGCCGTCCCAAATGTGTACAGTACGATCACTGTCGTTCTGCACCCACATCTTACCAGTTTCCCAGTTAGAACCAGTAGGAACAGCAGTTTGCACAAGGCAATCAAAACGACGAGCTGCAGCGTTAGCTGTAAAGATGTTAGTATCTGCAGGGTTTACAGAACTTTGCTCTTGTTCAGCATAGGTAATAATATCATCATTTTTAATCTTACTGAAATCAATAGAATTGTCAGCAAGACCAAGAGTGATAGTACCGTCACCATCATCAGTTACGGTGATACCTGTACCATCGGTACCAATGTCATTGGTGATAACAAAATCAAGACGGTCATCAATAGCTGCAGTAGTGGCAATCTTGGTATCATCACTGATCCAAGTGTTTCCGTCATACAAAGTGTTATCAAAACGATCCCAATAGTTATCGAGAAGGTACTGATACACTTCATCCGTCACACCTTGGCAGTTAGCCTCTTGAATGGCATAACGGAGTTGTTCAAAGTTCTTGTTTAGGTCATCTGAACGAATGGCAGAGCCAGGACTAAACAACGCACGAATATCATCAATACTCGTGGTACGTCTAATCCTGACGTTATCTACCGAACTCTCGTTGGGGTCAACAGGAGTAGCAGGCGAGGGTGGCGCTGTACTAGTGAACTCAACAATGGTGGGGTTAGCGTCAGTGACTCGCCAGGGATAGGTGGCATCAGTCGTTGCCTTTACGTCCCATTCTTTAGTTGTAGCGTTCCAAAGGGAAACTTCGATTTCAGTTTTAAAAAGATACGGGAAATCAAAAGAAAACTGAGTCTTCGATCCATTTCCCGCTTGAATTGTTTGTACGTCAGCGCACGACATAATTAGTTAAGTGTAAGTTTACTTACGGATGTTAGTGGTGGCTTGAATATCAGGCATAATGCCCATTTCAGAACGTGTTTTTTGTTGACGAGCGGCTAGAATACGTGCTTCAATAGCCAGCTTCAGATCAGCATTCATTTCGTTGTATGCTTGTTGTTCAGCATCACGAAGCGCAACACCAAGTAGATAATGGATTTGATCATAGTTATCCAAAGACACTTGATCAGATTTTACTCCACGCAAACGCGCTTCACGCAATTCATTAATAGTATTACGTGCTTGAGCAGTGTTCATAATAGATGCGATACGCTTTCTAAAATAACCTTGCTCACCCATCAATCGGAACATTTCAGATCGTTCTTGTGGATTCAATTCAACACCATCACGTTTTTTAAACGAAGATGCAATGTCAAATTCAATCTCTTCCAAAAACTTCTCTTCTTTAGTTTGTCCAGGATAGATTTTAACTGGAGAAAGAACGTTGTATGCACGTTGAAGCAAAGTATACTTATTAGGTACTTTACCAGCAACAGGGTTGTAAAGATAAGGCAGACGGTTTACAGGATCAAAAATACCAACAAGCTGGTTACGGTTAGCAATCTGAGAAAGAATACCTTCTTCAACAATCTTCAAACCACCATCTAGTGTTCGACCCATTTCATTACGGAGACCTGCCAAAGGACCAAGAGCATTCAAATGACCTGCAGCAAAGCGTTCAGCAGCAAACTTATTACCAGACATCATTTCAACCAACGGGCGAAGTGAAGAGGTAACCAGTTGATCAGTCAACGAACCACCAAGAATGAAAGCGAGCTTTTCAAACATATGCTCAGTAGCTGCTTCACCTAGCATATCAAAGTTGTCTGCAGTGTTAGCAACCATAGCTACCCAGTTAGCAAGACCAGGACCAAGGATTTTCTCATAACCAATACGAACACCATCAAAATCAAAGACGCGACGTTCCCAATCACTATTCTGTTCGCGTGATCGTTGCGCAGAGCGGTCATAGAAACCATCTCCAGTGACTTTAATTTTACCCAAGAACATACCGCTGACAAGAGTACTGGTGATGAATGTGCCAATAGCTTTCTTGCCAAGAGTCTTATTCTTCAGATCAACAATGGTATCTAGTTTCAACCCTTCATCCATTTGACTTGGGTTAAAGCCCCGATTAGTCAGAAGACGGTCCATCAACTCAGGATTACCGTACAAGTCATCAAGAGAACTAAAAGCCAAATCATTGATGTCTTGTTGGAAGCTCTTCAAAGGCAGCGGCATGTAATCATCTACCTGTTTAACTACGTTTGCCATAGTTGTGGGGAACAGGAAGAACATACGTGCTGCAGGTACACGCTTCAAGAACTCATCCAAAGATTTAACCATGTTTGTTTCAAGGTTCAAAGCAATCTCAGCGTTGTTGTATTTAACAGCGTCGTCTGCAATAATACCATTACTATCAAACATGCTGTTGTATTCAACGTCAGCAAGCTTCTTAATTTCAGAAGGTGTAGCTTCTTTACCAAGACGTTTCAGTTCACTCATAGCACGGAATCGTGAATGAGCATTAGCTAGAGTTGCATTAGTCCAACCGTCAAAACCAGTAAATGCATTAGGTACAAGCCTAAACACAGGGTCAGCAGCCATATGCTGCATAGCTTCGTACTGGTTGATAAGATACGTTAAACCGTGGTTACCTTGAGCTGCTTGCTCTTCAGCTACCTTTTTGTAAGCATTAATCTTTTCTTCTTGCTTTAACACAAGATCCAATCGGGTTTGACTTGCTACAGCGTTAGGGTTCTGTGATGCTTTGGCAAACAACTGACCTGCATAAGGAAGTGCTTTACGCTGAGTATCTAGGATAGAGCTGTATGCCATCCAACCACGTTGAATAGAATCCAAGTCCCTCCGTAAAACAGCACCAGCAAAATAAGACACAGGCTCAGCAATGATACCACCCAAGTTACCGTACAGAGCTGTTGCACCAGTTTCAATGGAAGACAGCATGGAGTTAAAATAATTACTCCGAACTGCTTGTGATAGAATGTTAGGTGCATCAGGTTTACGGTCGATCAGCGGACTCCAACGAGTAAAGCTATTAAGAATGTCCTCATTCAACTTAGAAATGCTGTTGATTTTACCATCACTAAGTTCATAGAGTTCCAGCAAAGCTTCAGCAGTTTTAGGATGTTCGTTTTTCAGGTAATCCAAACTTTCGCCAAAGATCTCAACCTCTTTCTGAATACTGGTCATGACAGAGGTAATCTCTTCATCACTAGCTTGAATCGGAGTAGGAGTCTGACCTTTAGACAGAAGCTTTTGGAAGAGGTTCTTAGTAGAGGTTTTCTTATTAGCGTAATAACGACTAACGCCTTGGAGTTTCATCAAGAACATCAGGTTCTCTTTGATACGCTCCTGTGCTCCATCAATTGATCTAGAGCCGACATTAAGGCGCACACCTTCGGCAATGTCAGAAGCAGCACCTGCCAGAGATGTAGCAAGATAGGCTTGAGTTCTAGCAATATCCATGCCAGTATACTCAGCACCCATTGTACCCATAGCGCGGAACAGGCTTGCATACCCTTCCTCAGCCACGTACTCCACACCGTCCTTAGTCTTAATAATGTACGGTTCAAGAGCTTCTCTCAACTCTTTGACACCCATAGAAGGGTCAAACAGTTCAACTGCCAGGTTCTCACCTTGCTGAACAACGTCATCAAATTTGATAGCCCAGTTGGCAGCTTCCATGCCGTATTCATCAGCATCTTTGAGTTGCTTAGTTAGACCAAGTACAATCTCTTCAGATGCTGCAGGATTACTGACACCATATTTAATAGCAGGAGGACTGACGACAGAACCAAGACGACCATAAACGGTGTCGTAGTTCTTAGCAATACGCACAGCATCAAGGCTAGCACCAACGATACCAAAGTCGTCAACAGTACGCATACCAAGCTCGTTCCAATCATAAAGATCATGAACACCCTTAAGGGCTACATCCATGTCTGGATTGGTAGAAAGGTTATACATACCCAACTCATCCAAGGAGTCCTCTTGCTTGAGTGCGTATTTAGTCAACTCATCAACATCATCAGCTGCAGGCGTTGCAGCATCAACCCATGCTTGAGCTTTAGGTGTTTTACCTACAACTTTAGGAGGGTTGGAGAAAACGCTTTTAACTTCCCCAATCGCCTCACCAAACTTACCAGCAGCTCGAACAAAAGGAATTAGAAAACCTGTTGCCAAATCTTCGTTAATACTCTTTTGTCGTTTGATGTCAGGACTATCGTTATCAAGAGTTGCCCAGTTATCAGGAATAAAGTCCCACTGTGCAGGGAGCGCCTTTTTAATGGCACCCATCATGTTGTCACCTTCCTCGTATTGAGCGCTGATGGAACCAACAGCAACACTAGTACCAGCTTCAACACCACGAGAACCTAGGAACCGCATAAAAGCGGTGTTACCCAGGCTCCAACCCACACGAGTTTGTAAAGCAGCACCTGCTCGCATCCCAAGGTTTTGAAGACCCATCATCGGACCAACAATTGCTGAGATGTCTCGAACAGTCTGCGCTACAGTGTTTTCATATTTAGTAACTTTAGGTACTTGTACAACACTTTTAGGGAGAAACTTATTAATTAAGTCAGCTCCAAAATCTAGAAAACCAGTAGGTACTGCAGTTGCAAGTTCCCAAGCATACCGTGGATCTTTTGCAAACCCTTCAAGTTCACCACCGACACCACCGCCAAGTTGACGGCGATTCCACTCCTTTCTACTCATGCCTAAAGCGGCGTAGTAGGAATAATCTTTACTAGGATCAAATTCTCCGGTAAGGATGTCACCTTCCATAGAAGGTTGAGGAGCTACTTGAGCCGATTGTTGAGCCCCCGTAGGGGCTTGTGCTAACGAAGGAACAGCAGATGCTTGTTCAGCAGCTTGTAACTCTGCTTCATATGCTTCTCGCTGTAGTTGTTCAGCTTGTACTCGTTGTTGAATTTCTTGTAGAGATTCTTCAGTACTAGCTGCTTGCTTTTCTTCTTCTGTTAGAACGTAATCGGCTTCAAGATCTCCAAAGCTTAAATTACTCATTAGTTAGCTCTCAGTGGGTCATAACCTAATAGTTTGTTTAAATAAGCCGACCAAGCTTCTTCTTGGTTAGCAGGTAGTGTCACAGGAGGAGCAATGTCTATAGAAAGCCCAGCCCCATGTGTTCCACTTCTACCAGCGGAAACGCTAGTAATTCGATACGGTTTATTAGTCCAAGGATCTATAGTATTTCGAAGTATTTTTTCAACACGTTCCCTTTCGTTCTTAGTTGTAAATTGGTAGTGGTTGTGATAATTATCCCCACCATGACCACGCGGATCATACACAACAGCGTTGCCATCAGCACCCTGGATTACACCCACCATTGAAGGTTGTCCAGTCACGTACTGAACAATGTTCGCACGGATGTTACCAGGATCCCTCAACGGAGTTTGCTGAATTTGAGCAGCACCCCTTAAAACACTTTGACGTGTAGGAAGGTTTGTAAACAAAGCCCGAGTTTCGGGAAGTGCGTCATTAACAAGTTGAAGAGTAGGATCAGGTCTCAGAACAGGAATTTTATTCGTGCTAGTTTTATTGAAAGCACCGATTGCTTGGTTAGCCGCTTCCAATTCAGTGATACCCAGGATTCGTGCAGCTTTAAGAATTTGGGGTGTAAAGACAAGAAGTTGATTGTTTGCATTAGCTGTAGACAATGCCCGAAGGTCTGCCTCAGTACCCAGTAATCCTGGCGTATTCAATGAATTAACGCCTTGAGTTCTGATTGCCGACTCAAGTTTTTTCATGCTTTCAGCTTGTTGTGTCTGAGTCTTAGATTGCAAACTTTTAATTCTAGTAAATACCTTTTCGTTGTTTGGACCTGATTCGCTTTGATAAGGAGATCCAGGTGTATTAGCTTTACCGTCTACAATAGCTTTTTCTAGCCAATTACTAGCAATTTCAAGTGCTCTAGCTGGATCATTTGTTTTAGCAAGAGCATACTTGTATTCGTTTGCAAAATCATTTTGCATCCGCAAACTTAGTCTAAATGCTGCAAAACTACCGGAACCTTCCAGAGAATCACCCATGATCTCCTTAGCACCAGCATCAATCTTCTTTAAAGTCTCATCGTAATTAGCGCCAAACTTACGCTCTTTGGTAGCAGCAGTGTATGCTTTTTGCACCTGTTGACGCAGTTCGGGATCAGCAATAGATTGAACGTCACCCTGAGTAGCGCGACCAGTTCTGATTTTATCAAGAACTAGATTAGCTTTGTTTTGAGATTCAGTTTTATTCTCAGTTAGAATCTGAGCTTCTAATTGTTCAACTTCTCTAGGAATAAAACCGTGTTTGTCGAACAGCTGCTTTTTATACGTTGCAAGAATACTGAGATCTTTTGCTGCATCACCACTTGCAAGTTGCTGTTTCAATCCAGGTAAAGTTGCACGGTAATCATCAAGAGCTGCTTGCTGACGTTCCTGCTCTTTTATTTTATTGATGGTGTTAATACCTTGAGCCAAGGAAACACGGATGTCAGAGACCCTATTCTTTGCCCAGTACTCACCAAACTTTTGCCCTTCAGGACCAATCTTAGCCTCTTCTAAACCAGCTAAATTAAAAACAGGTTTACCGTCCGCATCGACTCGTTTAAATGTTTCACTAAGAAAATCAAGAGCAGCTTTCTTACCACCAGGAAGTAGTGTACTTAGTGTAGCCCACTTGTTTTGAATGAAATCACTAATCTCTTTAGCACTTTTAAGTGTACCTAATTTAAAAGTAAAATCTTCTTGGTATTTAAGAATAAAATCATCATGCTGTTGTTTACCAATAGCATCAGAAAAAGTTTGAGTTACCCTAAACATATCGTCTAGGTAACCAGACTCTTGCTTAAGAGCAGCTAATTGACCAGAGATTCCGTGAATTGCTTCATACTGCTGCATCTCTTGAGCAGCAAGAATCAATGCTAATTTCTGATCCTTCTTAGCATCTGCAGTAGTAAACTGACGCCCAGTTGCTTCATCAACATAAGCTTTATCAGCAATAAGTTGATCACGAAAATAAGAACCAAATCCTTTAGCTAGGTGCTTTAGAATTGCGGTTTTACTGGTGTAACCCAGTTCATTAAGTTGCTTTAAAGCTTCGTCAGCAGTTAAAGGATCTACACCCTTTTCTCGTGCTTGAGCAATTTGAGTTTCAGCATTAACTTCTTCAATCTGACTATCGTACTTTAAAGCTTTTAGGGCTTTAACCATCGGGTGGTTATCACCCATTGTGTAGATTTCAGCTGCAATAGCTTTATCTTTTTCTTCAAACTTCTTGACTTCAATTTCTCGAAGTTTTTTAGAAGCTGTCAGACTGAGAGTAGATACAGTAGAGAAGAACTCTTTACTTGTTTTAGTTTTTGTTTCGTACTCTTCTAAAGCACGTTGAGATAAATCTTGTTGTGCTTTGAGTTGTGTCGAAACATTCTGTTGCTGGATGTCCTTATTTAGGGATGCTTGTTGAGATTCAATCTGAGCATTCTCCTTCATCGCATTAGCGATTTCATTACGATTGGAGATTACTGCATCTCGTTCATCACGAAGAGCACCAATAATTCTGTCAGAGTAAGCTTGAAGTTGACTTACATTTCTTTCAGATACTTCCTCAGGACGAAACCCAGTTGGCTGAACTGATCGTTTAAATTGTGCCATAGTTACTGTTTGTACAAATCGCCAATTGTGGGTAACGGAGCAAAGTCTTGACTCTTATTCGGGCTACTCCAATCAACACTTGCAATGCTTTGAGCAGCACCACCAAATCCTTGAATCAAAGGCATAAGAGTACTTTGTTGAGGAGCACTAGCAGCCATACCAGGAAGGACTTCCATAGGCTCAACCCAAGTCGGCTCAGGCGGTTTAAGAGGAGCAGGAATATCAGGCAACCTTTCAGGACGTAGCATACGTGCAGCTTGGACCCTTGCATCAGCAGCATACTTACCAAGACTGATGTCAAACATTCTAAGGTGAGAAGCGTTTATCTCACCAGTCAGACTAGCATCAAGGACAGCAAGGTCACGACCAATCTGTGCTTCAGTCGATTGTACCCGCTTAGTCATGCTGCGACCAGCTTGACCTAGACGAGCTTTACCTTGAGCTTGCAGTTGAGCAACAAGTAAGTCTTGTCGATTAAAAGAGTACTCAGCATTAGCATCATTAAGTGCAAGTTGTTCACGTGATAGACCTTGCTGAGCTGCAACATCGTTAAAGGTTAACTGCTGTTGTGTGTTCTCAATATTTGCTAAGAATTTCTGAGCATCAACTTTCTCTTGAAAAGTCCTAAGTGTATTGTCATACTGCCATTTTGTAATAGCAGTTTGAAAGTTATACTCAGCTTGTTTACGGTAGTTCTCTTTATCAGCTTCAAACTTCTTTCTATTATAGTCGTTTTGAAGCTCAGCTTGTTTGTTTAAAAGCTTTTGTTGTTCGGCTTGATTGGCAGCAGCTTGTTCGTTTTGTTTGTCAGCTTGACTAGCTCCAAAGATGCCACCAAAAATTGATGTTGCTGCGCCAATACCTGCAGCCCATAATGCTGCCATAGTTAAGCCCTCCTATAGAATCGTGGAGTATAGTTACCCTCCCACATCATTGACACCAACGATACAGGATATGGAAAATTACTTGTCACTTTAAGTTCAAAATTAGTATTACGTTGATGGATAGGGACAATAAACTGTCGCTCACTCTTAACAGGGTTACTATCAGCTGAGTAGTAGTCAGCATCTGCAGTGTGTTGCACATCGCGCCACTCATTAGAACCTACAGCTTTTAATTTAAACGTCACTGCACCTATTCTGCCTACAGAGAACTTAGCTCTGGAAACAGTCAAAGACGCAGTAAAATCAGTAGTGTTCTGATCTCTACGGAAGTAGAATTTAGGAAGCACTACTTCAAAGTTATAAGGATAGCCAACGACTATACCATCAGCATAGTCAGTGAAGTTACCTTTTACTTCGAAGTACCGATAATTAGTACCGCTTTCTGTACGCTCATATGCCGTAGCATAGTAACCAGCATCAGCATCAATCTCTGCAGCTGTACCATCATCCGCAGTGGGAACAGTAAGAAGCATCATTGCCTCAGTTTGTTCAAAGGGAGTAAACGGTACATAGATCTTAGTTAGATCATTAACAGAGTCATATACCACTGCATTTACGGTTCCTGGATCTGGTGACACAGGTCGTGTAGCCATGTCTAAGCAGGAGTTACCGTTGATACCTGTAGCAGTAGCAATTACATTTCCAGTAGGGATTTCATCAAGGGTGATAGTACCAATGGTGTATTCATCCTCATGCTGAGAGACAACAATAACAGCGTCATTCAGGATTTTAGCAGTTTGGATAGTACCAGGAAGCTGCCATTTAGTCCAAGCTTGGAAGAGATCTTTCTCCCCGTTGTTGTAATAACGATAAAGATAAAGGTAAGATGTGTCCCTGTCAATCAGCATAATCACTGAGTTCTGAGGACTAACCGTAAGGTTATCTACAGTGTCAGGGATCCACTCAAGTACTACTTTACTGATGTCTACAACGATAGGTGGCTGTTCAACGTCACGTAGTTGTAGTGTAAACAACTTACTGTAACCTGAAACATTACTAACAAATGCAGTCGTAGTACCCACATCCACTGGTGCAATGTTCGTATTCATCTCATAGTTAGAGAGTGAACGAACAATGGTAGTGGTAGGGGTAAGAGTGCTTCCATCTGTGGTGAACACTTGGAACTGTTGACGCTCAGAGAACACCAGCAGACCTTGAGGTGAAGGCAGCACATCAGACAAAGTAACAGGTCTGACGCTAGCCACGTTCAAATCAATCGGATCTGAGTCAATTTGTGTAAGAGCTGACTTAACAAAAAAGTTATAGGGATCGTTAGCAACACTAAAGTTAATGTTATCCGTTGAGAGGAATCCGAGCCTATTGTTGTAGAAGAAAGTAGAAGTAATAGGATCCCCAATAAAAGCAGGTACAGGGCTAGTATCATCATCCCCAGCTTCCCGAGCACTCCAATCAATAGTGTCAAATGTAAAAGTAGTAGCACCAGTGTTGGCCAGTTCATGCGGCATGGTAGCAGCATTGAAACCAGCAGACACATCACGTGCTACGGTTTCTTCAAAGTAACCACGTCCACCTACTCCATCATAAGCAACGAATTCAACGTAGTAATTATCTTCCCCACCATCACTGTTAAGGATTTCAATGTTGTGTCCGTGGAAGGATTCAGTAGGAAGTTTAGAAACGTTAACAACATCATCTTGAAAGGTTTCAAGAGCACCGTTATTGATGCCACCCTTACCAGAAATAGTGAACGCTAACGGCGTTCCACTGAAGGCAACAGCGGTAGATGGGGTAGTAATTTTAGTACCGTTTTCTGATACTAGAATACCTTCTGCAACAATCCTGCGAGCACCTGCTCCGCCGGCATCAGTACGTCTGATAACCAAACTGTTAGAATAGGCATTCAGATACCACGTACCTTCAAAGTCAGCATTACTAGCAGCGTGTTGAGTGGTGATCGTATCGACTAACAACTCAATAAAGTGCTCGTTACCGCCGGTGTGAGTATAATCATAAATCAGAAAGTCATCAAAGGTGGTGTTGTTAGCAGCTTGATAAACTGTGTCTTCACCTTGAAGAGTAACTGTGTAAGTTTCAGTTGCAGTAAGGGTAATTAGTTTAACGGTAGCAACTGAGTTAGCTACAAACGTACCAGCAGCTGCCATAGCAGTGTTAACGGTACGGTTAGTGATAATCGTGGTATCTTGGATACTACGGAAGTGATAGTCATTCTGCTGAGTACCAGTCAGATACCCAGTAGCATTGTTAGTAACTGTACACCACGTACCATCTGCTGCTGTCCACACATAAATGTTGGTACCTTTGATAGCACCAATGTATGAACCTGCTGCACCTCGTTCAATAAAGAACCAAGCAGCATCAGCTAGTTCACTTTCGGTAAACGCATCACCATTAGCCTTTTGAAGGACACTGGTGAATTGCATACCAGGACGCTTAAGTAATCCATAGGTGGGGTCAGGATAACCATTGACACACTCGGTCAATTGTCCTTCTAATTTTTTGTCATCATTTTGCTTCGATACACCACCTAGAAAGTTTGGTGTGAGTTGAGTTACTGCTGGCATTAGCGTTGCAAGGTATGGAACGGTTGATAGCTCTGATAGTAGTTCCCTCCTTTAGGTGCACCGAAGTACGTGTAATCGCCTTGACTCGTTTCATACTCAAGAGCCATAGCACGTGCAAACGCTTCCTTTTGTTGGAGCATTTGGTACTGGTTAGGATCACCGATGATACGGCTAGACACAATGCTAGCAGCACGAGCAGTGATAAATGCTTGAACAGGTTCAGGAATACTTCCCCAATCCAGTTCCCAAAGGATGTCTACATAAACAGTTTCATCAGTCCACTTATAGGAGTGGGCCATGCGGTCATAGAGTTTACCTCCACGGTTAACACTATCCCGATTCAAGTTTACAGTACGGGTAGTGTTCAAGTCCATTTGAAGGACATTGTTTGGAATTTTAATTTCGTCGTTATTATCAGGAGTAATAGGATAGTCGTATTCTTTATTGAAAGACCATCCTTCAGCCTGTACTTCGCGTGACACTTCTCGAAGGGTGTTGAGTGCAATCGCAACGTCCGGGTTGGTTGGGGTTTCAACTTGTTTTGCAACAACTGCTCTAGTCAAAGATCGTTCTGCAACAGTCTGTGAAATGTTTACAGTGTATTCATAAGTCACAGGATCTGTAGCTTGCTCTACTCCCGCAGTAGCAATAGACGTACCTTGAGTAACACCAGTACCTCCAATGTAGGTACCAGTAGGAATACCGGCAGTTGTAGTTGTTAGCGTTGTTCCTGAAATTGAACCTGTAAACTGATCAACTTCATTGATGATAACAGTCGTTTCAGTTGTCAACGTAGTAACAGGAGCCTGACCAACTGACGCCAGGATCTGATTAACAGCTTGTAGCTCAGTGTTGGAGCCAGTAGTAGGGAAAGGCATAATTGATAATAAGACTAATTCTCAATAAGGAATTAAAAAAAAGGAGCCCCCGAAGAGGCTCCCGTATCTGATACTAAAAATTATCAGGAGGTGGTGACGTTAGAAGGATACACATCACCGAAAGCGGTAGGTGCAGTGCTGGTAGCATGAAGCTCAACACAAGCAGCCGGATTCAGGAAGTCAGCACCCATGGCCAAACGACCCAGGATCACGTCGCCCTGGTAGATCACGGAAACGTCGCCGCTGGTGACTTGCACCTGAGGAGCGATAGCTTCCACACAACCAGCAGCTTCGCGCTGGAAGATCAGACCACAGGAGGTATCGAAAGAAGTAGCCTCACCGTAGTTGTTGTTCATGCCAGTGACACCGCCGCCATCTTCGATAGCAGGGTTCACGAACGAACCGGTGTTACCAGGATCAGCTTCACCAGTGGTGCCGCCGTACTTGGTACCGTAGCGACCCAGGAACGGAATGTTCATGGACTTGTAGATCTTGATACCGGCGATCTCAACGACGCCATTACCACGCTGACGAGCTTCACCTTGCTCATCGCGGTTCACCAGACCGTTCTCACCCACTTGCTGGATCAGAGCGTAGTACTGGCGGGGGTTAAGGATACCCACACGTCCGTCCATGCTGACGCCTTTTTCATCCATGGCAGCAGCTGCATCATAGAAAGCGTTAACAAGAGCGGTAGCAGAGAAAGCATCAGCTTCAGTACCAGCGCCAGAACCGACTTGAACCTGGGTACCACCGGGCTCAACATAGCCAGTCTTGGTGATAGGAGATGCAAGACGAGCACCTTTGGCGATCTGACGGAAGATCAGACGGTCATACTTTTCAGCCAGAGCATAGCCGATCTTACGGGAGATCTCGCTCCTCAGGTCGTAATGGCTCAGAACTTCGTCTAATTCGTAGACGAAAGCCGAGCTGATCAGCAGGTCATCACAGGTGATGGTCTTTTCTGCCACCGGAGGTGCAGCGTTGGTATCACCCAGGATGCTGTTACCAGGAGTGTGGTACTCAGCAGTCGTGCGACCAGTGTAGATGAACTGGAGGCTCTTGCCGCCCTTGAGGGTACGGCGCATAACCAGATCACGAGCAATCGTGTTGTTCTGGAAACCCTTAAACATCTCACCAGAGAAAAGCTTAAGGTAAAGGGCACGGGCGTCACCCGCAGAGTTAAGTTGTCCGCCCCTAGTAAGGGATGCGGGCATATCAGAAGATTGGAATGCCATTGTTTTTAGAGAGAAGTTTTTATCGACTCTCTGAACGTTCAGAGTTATTTAGTTTTTATTGTGGTCTATCCCACCGTCTAGACGGCGAAGGGTGTCCTCGTAAGGGCCAACGCCAATAGGTAAGGGAGGGTTTGCACCTCCCAATGCCGCTTTAACGGACTACCACTTTAGTGTAAGAAACGCCGCGATACTTGTAAGTGACTTGAGTAGTCATTGTTAATCTCCAAGTGTTTGACCCCCGTTCCATGATCAAACTTCATGCGTCCCTTTGTTAGGGATGAACGGACGCGGCAATGCCAATTTAAATGCCAATAAACCAAACAATGCCAACAAAAGTTGTTAGTTGGTATTTATTAGCCTACGGCAGGGGCGGATAGAGCCACCGGAGTTGCCTCAACAGAAGCAAGGTCCAGAGGGAAGTTGTGAGCGTTGCGCTCGTGCATGACTTCAAATCCCAGGTTCGCTTGGTTAAGGATGTCGGCCCAAGTACGAACCACACGTCCCTGGCTATCAAGAAGGGACTGGTTAAAATTAAAGCCGTTAAGATTAAAAGCCATCGTAGACACGCCAAGAGCAGCGAACCAGATACCAACAACAGGCCAAGCAGCCAGAAAAAAGTGTAGACTTCTGCTGTTGTTAAAACTCGCGTATTGGAAGATGAGGCGTCCGAAGTAGCCATGTGCTGCTACGATGTTGTAAGTTTCTTCTTCTTGTCCAAACTTATAGCCATAGTTTTGAGACATGTCCTCAGTCGTTTCACGTACAAGACTAGACGTGACAAGGCTACCGTGCATAGCACTAAACAGGCTACCCCCAAATACACCAGCAACTCCCAACATATGGAACGGGTGCATGAGAATGTTGTGTTCAGCTTGGAAGACCAGCATGTAATTAAACGTGCCGGAGATACCGAGTGGCATTGCATCAGAGAAAGATCCTTGACCGAAGGGGTAGACGAGGAAGACGGCGGTGGCTGCTGCGACAGGAGCGGAGTAAGCAACGAAGATCCAGGGACGCATCCCTAGTCGATAGCTAAGTTCCCACTCTCGTCCCATGTAAGCATAGACACCAATGAGGAAGTGGAATACGGTGAGTTGGAATGGACCCCCGTTGTACAGCCATTCATCAAGTGAAGCAGCTTCCCAAATTGGGTAAAAGTGTAGTCCGATGGCATTGCTGCTCGGAACGACGGCTCCCGATATGATGTTGTTTCCATACAACAAGGAGCCTGCAACGGGTTCGCGGATTCCATCAATGTCAACAGGTGGAGCTGCCACAAAGGCAACAATGAAACAAATGGTGGCGGCAAGAAGACACGGAATCATCAGTGTCCCAAACCAACCTACATAAAGACGGTTGTTGGTGCTGGTTACCCAGTCAC